CAAAACCGTGTACGGCGGTTCGAATCCGCCAGGAACCTCGAAGAAGGCAAAATGCCGGATACAGAAATGTGTCCGGCATTTGTTATTTGTTGACACACAAACAATTAACTACTTCTGTATTTGTGTAACAAACTGTGCAGGTGTAGACCGATTATCAATTCTTACCTGTAAAAAGGGACCATTGTAGATTATGGTAACTATAAAAATATATCTAAGAACATACGGAAGCGACCCATCTACCGGAGTCGTTTGGTTATCTTTTTACGTTAATCGTGAAAAAGTAAACTTTTCAACGAAAGTCTCTGTTGATTTGAAAAACTGGAATGATAAGAAGAAGTGTGTAGGAGTAGGAGACAAACAGTGCAATGACAAAAACCTGATTATAGAAAACATATTAGCCAGAATAAACAATGTTTTTGTAAAATACCGACTTCGTGATCGCAAACTTACTCGCGATGCTTTTCTTAAAGCATATCATCGACCAACCGATTACAATACTTTTTTCGAGTTCGTACGAGACTATCAAAAAAAAGAATCGTATAAACTTGAATATTCAACTTTTAAGACGAACTTATCGGTTATCAAAAAGCTGCAAGAATATAATCCTAATCTCTATTTTGATGATATAACCAGGGAGTGGATTGATGAGTATTTCTTTCATCTGATGACTGGACTTGGAAATAATCAAAATACCGCAAACAAAAACATGGCCACAATAAAGAAGTATGTTTTAGCTGCATACAATGCTGGATATATGGATGAGAATCCTTTCAAGAACTGGAAGATAAAGAAAGGAATTCCTGGTAGTGAGTATTTGCAAGAAGATGAGTTACAAACTTTGATGGGGTTATATATGGATGGAGAACTAGACTATAAACATCATAAAACATTAGAAATGTTTTTGTTTTTATGTTTTAGCTCTTTGCACATAGGGGATGCAAAGAAATTGATTCTTGAGCAGTTTACAGATGATACATTGACTTATTTCCGAATGAAGCTAAAGAAAAGAAAACCATTTCCTATTCAAGTACCTATATCGGATCCACTTCGTACATTGCTGAAAAATATTGTTGGTACCAGAAAAAAGGGTATTGTTTTTGAGAAACTGCCAGCTGATCAAACGATGAATAGATTCCTGAAAGAAATAGCTGCTATTGCTGGAATAGAGAAGAACATTACACATAAAGTTGGTAGACATACTTTTGCAACTATTTTTTTGCGTAAGACTAAAGATATAGCTTCCTTGAAAGAGATACTAGGACATTCTGATTTAAAAGAGACTTTAGTGTATGCCCATGTTTTAAACGAGAGTAAGCAAGAGGGAATGCAGTGTTTCAACTGTTTTGCATTTTAAATTGTACATTTGTACAATGAATTTCTATTAGTCTGAAAACCAGCAAATAACGAGCGTACAGTCTTTGTACACTTTGGTACAAAACACTGCATGCTCGTACAAACTTTCTTATGGTCGTATAACAACTGCAGGAGAGTAGCCGAATTCAATTGCAGCGTCGAAGCAGGGGCAGGATTTAATCCATTCCTTTGACTCTACGATGCCATTGTCATTCAGATCTGGAGAAGTATCTCTGTGACCTAGTACTTCTGTGATCTTGAATTGACTTTTGAGTCGGGAGACCAACTCGATTAGTGCAATTTTTTGTGCAGGAGTACGTGTGTCTGCTGGGTTACCGTTAGCGTCTAAACCACCTACATAGCAAATTCCTACGCTATGTTTATTGTATGATATACCAGAGGTGCCTTTAGTATTACAATGGGCACCTTCCATTGATAGAGGTCTTCCTTCTTCGATGGTACCATCTAAGTCAATGATATAGTGATAACCAATCATAGAAAAGTTTCGATCTCTATGCATTCGATCAATGTCTTTTGCTTTGAAAGCTTGTCCAGCACGTGTAGCCGAACAGTGGATGATGATTGAATCAATATTGTTCATATCTTTAATAAAAGTGATTGAAACTGAATTATTCTACCGATAAAGCTTTATTAACCGCTACCTGAACAAAAGCGACGAACCCCGTACTCACATATTTTTTAATACTTTCCGCCTGTTCGGGAGATACTTCTACTTCACCGTTCTTGTAGATGTTTTGAGCTAATTCCAACTCACCCAAGTCGGCAGTTCTCTGATAGATCGCATTGCCTAACATTTTTGCAATATCGACGGTACTGTTATTCCCTTCGATGTCTTTTACTTGAATTTCTCTAAAGTCTATTTTCATAATTATGTGATTTAAATATTATTACCAAGTTGCACTAAATAAAATTCCATTTTTAAATTGTAATACTTTAGTTCGTGTACTCCCATTATGCCATACCTGGGCGATTTCAATATATTCATCAATCCCTCTTTTGCCATCAACTACAATGCCGCCATCAATAGCAAGTGCTATATTATCTCGTCCTCCGGTTACACTAATAGATACACCCCTATTTATATCATAAGGTCTTGAACGGTGATCGTAGAATCTTCCTAAATAATCGACTCCCATTGTACTAAACGGACCTACAATAACTTGCCTATTCTTACTATTAAAACCAATCATATCATCGTAAAGGAACATCTCCTTTTTATCTATAGTTGGTATACTGGTAGAACCTGTCCCTATACTATTAGCAGAAATCTTAAAGCCTCCAATAGTGCCATCAACAGCTTCTATTCGTTTTACAACGAGTTTGTTTACATCGATAAAATCAGCGACGATCTTTCCATCACTGATAAACGTCTTCCCCCCAACCAATATCGCACCTGTTTTAGGAAGTGATAATTTCCCGTCTGCTGTTAGTTCAAGCCCGGTTACATTATGCTTAATCGAACCACCTGTCATTAACCAACCTTGCGTTTTTGCTTGATTACCGATAAACAGACCAGACGTACCGAGTATATCGATCGTTGCATTTTGAGCTACTAATAAATGCGTAGCGACATTTATAAATTCGTTAAACAAAGTCCATTTCGTTACATCGAAAGAACTCCCAGAAGTATGATCCGTCCGGCATGAATAAGTATTTCCGTTATAGATAACCGTATCCCGATACTGCGTATTATTGGCGTAGTTAGTATTTGCTTTCCACTCACCGCGCGGACGGATTAGAGCACCGGGAAGCCCGGTTGCCCCCGTATCTCCCTTGTCGCCTTTATCTCCTTTGTCGCCCTTGACTTTCGTCCAGGTATAGGCGGAAAACGTATTGCTGTCTGCCGCCGTGAAGTCGGTGTATTGGCCGATGTAAGCACCAGGAGTCTCGCCGCCATTTGCCGTAAAGGTCGTACCGTTGTCACTATACTTGATGTGCAGATAACTTGTCTTACCATCCGCTCCGGTCGGTCCCGGGATACCTTGATCTCCCTTGATGCCTTGCGAACCTTTCAACTGTACCCATTTATACGATGTGTTAGCAGTCGGAGCGGCCGCACTTGTTGTAACTGCTGTACCAATGTAGGTATTAGGAGTATCACTCATAGGATTGCCGTTCGCATTAGCGGAGTACTTCACATGAAAATACTGCGATGTACCGGGAATACCTTGCGATCCGGTCGGTCCCGTTTCACCTTTGTCACCTTTAGCTCCAGTTGCCCCATCTATTGCACCAATGCGAGCTGTAGTCCACGAAACGGGAGACGTAGCCGGAGGGATAACAATACCCGTGCGCATCCACAAATATTCGTTTGTACCACAGGCGGGCGGAGTTTTACTCCACCCACTTGTAGGCGCAACCGTGCCAGATGTAGACTTTGCGAACTCCTGCGCGGGATATTGCCCGTCCTTCGTTACGCTAATCGTTATTTGTCCTCTTGCTACTATCATGCTATTATTTTAGTGATAATTCAACTACAAACGTCGCTTTTACATCGACTTCGGCAGCAGTGACGGTAATGGTTTTTCCAGTCTTTACACCGGAAGTTCCCCAAGCCGTATCTTGTGTACCATCCTTATTGTACTTCTTCCAAGAAAATACAAATTTGGTATCAGCAGCACTATCGGTGAATGCTTCCCCATTTTGCCATACCTTGGCATTGATAGTCGTACTTCCTTGGCCATTAACTAACTTATCCCCCGTTGTGGAAGATACTTCCACTATATACGGATCGGAAAGATCGGAGAACGAAATAATATCGCTCACTGTTGTGTTGTAGGTTCCGGATGCTGTATCGGTATCCTTGATTGCACATTTGAAAGACTCAAAATTCAAGACAGCACTTGCCGGGATGGTGATCTCATTAGTTGTTGTACCCGTAATGCCGTATGAGTTGGAAGCTGCCAAAGATTCCCAAGTACCATCCGATTTCAATTTAAACCATTGATATGCAACCTTATCAGCATCAATACTACTACCTCGCCACATGTCACAATGCGCTTTTAAAGTTGAAGACTGATCGTTTTTGAAAACATTACCAGCAGGAGCATACGCAATAGCACAAATAAGCTGTCCGGCATTTTCTGTTTTAGTGTAGTTGATAACTGCCTTGACAGGAGTTTCTAACTTCGTATCCGGATCAACATAAATACCGGAGCATTCGACCTTCATCTGCGATACAGATGTCATATTGTTCTTAAGCGTCAACGCATACGGCGCAGTAGCGGCAACAGTACCACCGAATGCAGTGATTGCACCTCCATTCACTGTATAGGTAGGAGCAGCTTTTAAACGACTGATTACGTTTGTTGTCGTTTCGGATACATACATTTCAGGGGTAATGACAAGGAAAGGAGAAGCCGTATAGTTCGGTACATAGGTGCTGTTTTCCTTGTTAAAGATTTGCGTCAAAGGCTGATTAGAGCCTAGATACATGTTCATTGATTTAGCGTCGTTAAGATCGACGATAGTAATTTGACCTCTTGCGATTGGCATAATTTTGATTATTAAATTGTTATAACTATTTTACTTGTCACATTTAAAACTAAATTAATTCACTTTTTTAAGGGTAGGGCACTAAAATGTTCAATAAGTTCTTTCACCGTAGCCTTATGAGCAGTAGGAATATCGGTCGCTCCATACCATTTATCTCTATAATCACACAGTTTAAAATCACCTTTGTATTGATAACAGCCAACTGCCTCCCAAATATTGTCATAATCCAAAACGAACCATTGTCCTCTGTCAATATCATCACGAAGTGCAGCAATAGCAAGAAAAAGCTCTTCATTTCCACCGCAATCAATAAGTCCATTATTGACTAAATCATTCAATCCGGAATCGGAGTGCATACAGTCAAAGCTATTGCATGACGTGAAAAGAAAAGGACCTTCCTTTCCGATAGATTCTTTATACCCCAATACCTCCAACTTCTTTCGAAGTTCCTTAGTATTCTTTCTTATAAAACATGGTGTTGTAAATGCCATAAATTTATTTTTTATAGTGAAACAATACAATTAAATGTAGCACGTCCCCAAACATCATCTGGGGTAAGTGTAAGTACATGCCCGTGCCCGACATGCGCCTCATTAAATATCTTATCGGTATCATCGTTATTACTTTCTTTCTCCCACGAGAACCGGGAATCCGGAACACTATCTGTAATATCAGTATCTCCCTTTATCACATAAGCGGTTAATGTAGTAGACACAGAGCCGTTCTGAAAAATATTCCCATTGCTACTCATTATATTAACTACTACCGCATCTTTACCCGCCGCCGACTTTTCAAGCCAGTCTGTAGCACCTTCCTCCGGTTCTTGCGTTGTAGGCTTATCTGAAATACATAACCATGATGATCCGTTGTGAGTTACTTCGTCATAGTAATAATAAACCCCCGCTTTCCACTCTCCCTTAAAACAGGGGACGCGGCTTTCTGTTACTCCATCATCGGAAATCTGTTTGATAACTCCGGTCATATATACATTACGGAGATACGCACTATGTCCGGTCATATCAATATCAAACAGTTTTAAGTTAGACAGGTCGCCCAACTGCATAGCGATCATTTCCTTAGTAATCTCCCAATTATTAACACCTGTCAGATAGCGGACATAGCTTTGCGTCGAATAGCTCGATCTTTGTCGCTCTTCGTTCGTGAAGTTTCCATACGCGACGAAGTGCATGGTCTTTTGTGGTGGAAGTATAGTTCCGTTACGAAGTATGTATTTAAAAGTCTTTTCATCAATTTTTTCAGAAATTCGGAAATAAGAGGTATGAAAACCAGTGACCGAATCATTGAATTTTCCTTTGCAGATGTCATCAATCTCTATTTCTGCAAGTTCTCCGGGCTCTAATTTCAAATAGATAATTCTCTCCAGTGGATCTACTTCCTCTATGATGCCCCCGCCAGGTGCATTCCAAGTTTCTCCACTAACTACCGAGATACGATTATATCTAAATTCATCTGATTCCAAGAATCCGCGTATGTGTACAGAGTTAAACTCTGCATCTCCGATAGCCGATATTAACCATCCCAACATTTTGCAGGCATAGTCTGAAGAAGAAATATCTCCTGAAGTAGAAATGTTTCCAGTGAAAGAGGCGGTATTGGCAAGAAGTTCATTTAGCACCTCTATATTATCAGCTTTTACTCCTTTCTCAACTTCAAGTCCTCCTAGTAACTGCAATAAGAAGAGGGTGCTGTCTGGTTGCTTACGACGCAAAAAAGTATCTCCTTCAGCAAAATCTTTCAGTTTTTCATTTAGGAAAGATAGTACTGTTGCGACATGTCGGTTGGAGACACTGTTCTTCAAAATAGCCTTGTCAATGTAGTCTATCAGTTGATCTATGAGATCCTGTTGTGTTGACATATCAATTGAATTGTTTAGTGAATTGTTCGGTATGTATTCGTGGCGACCCTAAATCATCATCATTAAATGAACCTGTATAACGTTGTTCTGAATCCGCAAAACGTAGAGATAACTTTATACTCTCCGGAACGGTTGCACGGGATGCTCTGGTAAGATTTTCCGCTGTGACATTTACTCTGATATTTCGTCCGTCCAGTCCAAGGAGTTTTATGTCGTCAGAAGATAACAGATCAATCAAATGTATCAGTTCGTCATTTGTGCGATATCCGGATTCTACAGTCATAGATTCGCGTCCGGATAACCTTTCCCAGGATTCAACATAATCATCTATGACTTCATCATACTTATTGAATGCATTTTCTTTTTCTGCTTCACGCTTAATACTTCCAATGCCGGTAATTTCGATCAGCTCATAAGAACCGTATGAATTAAGAAATTGTAAGAGATACCTTTCTCTACTTATTGTTCCGGGAGTAATTACGATCGTGCAGGATTTAGTTTCTCCTACATAGATATCAAATATGGAGGCAAGAATATGGTGAGTATCGAAAAGTTGCTTCCGAAGACGATATAAGTTGAGTGCAACCGGTTGTCCGGCTACTCCGATTAGGGCGGTCTCCATTCCGTTTGCAATTACTCTTAGTATACCACCATCAGGATAGATGAAGGAGAGCGGAAGTAGTTCCGTTTCCCGGATTGTAATAAGTCTTTCGGAAGTACGGGTTGTTTGGAAGAAATTACCGTCCGGATTCATCAATTTCCAGATAAACACATTCTTATTTTCATCATTGAGATGACGTAACATTCTTTTACTTACTCCGCCAATAAATACTTTCAGTGAGATCGTTAGATTATTTTTTTCACTATTGGAAACATTGATAGTAACATTACGAGAACAACCTTCTGCCTGTAGCAGAACTTCTTCCGATTCATTATATAATTGGGCCGGTTGTACTATATCAGCAAGTATGTCCTGAATAAAAACAAAGAAGTTGCCTTCTCCGCTGCCGGTGAATATTGTTTGTTCTCCTACTAAAATGGTATAAGTTGCCAGAGAACTGCTGTTGATCGACAACTTGATTGGATTGCCGGTCAATGCCATATTGGCGGGCGATATGTTTGCAGTCAGACTCATTTTACTAGATAATTAGGTGAGATAATTTGTTCTTGTACCAGATAATTACAGGTACAATAGTCATGCAGGAATTCTTCTCTATCAGCGGTGGGGTGAGAGAGAAAAAGAAAGAGGTCATCAAACGTAATAGATGCATTTTTCATATATTTCTGATAAGTGATGAGCATCTTTTCAATATCATTTGATTGAATAGTTGATATTACTGTTTCTGATGTATTCATATTGCAAAATTGTATGTTATATTGCGGGATATAAAGGACATTTTATAATAACTCTGCACGCACTGATTGGTCATATTGCAGGTCATAATGTACTCCTCCTCTCGAATTACTAATCTCATAATGGAGGTGTCCATCGGGCGTTGTACCGAGGTAATACCTAATCCGGTAATATAGATCGAAACTATAATTGACTTTCCTTATAAAATACTCCTTTTTATTATTGTAATCTTCTTCAGTAGGTACTGAAAGAGGGACTTTAATATCCACTGTATCAGTAGAAACATTCTTATATTGTAGGTCATATAAGCTATTCCCATCTCTATTCGCTTCGTCTCTCCAGGCATCTTTTTGTGGTTTTACGGCAGCTTCTACAACTGAATTCTTGTTATCAAATAACGCCCACTTATATTTTTGATCGACGATGGGGACGGTTTGTTCTTCTTTCAGATTATATGGTTTGAGTAATTTGGTTGTACGCAATTTGACTGTTGCCGGGAATGAAGAACTTTTGGGTAACGTATAACGTATGGTATCAGGCAACATTCGTTGACCATCAAGTAAAATAGGAGAGGAGAAATCTGGATTCATACATTGTTGAGCCGATAGATGCATATCCGTTTCTATGAGATGATTGGCGTGGCGAAGAATAGCGTCATATTCCTTCCAGAAATGATTGAACAGTCCATATTTGCCAACAAATAAAAGAGAAATTTCGCAGGCTTTTCCATTTTGTTTGTTTAATACCGGTTCTCCGAAAATATCCAGACAAATTTGTGAACCATAAGTAACTCGGTCTCTTGTATCGAAGAAAGAAAAGCAAAATGCCAAAGGGGTTTGGTAGTTTAAGTTTTCTGATAATTCAACATCGGAACTAGAAATTGTAGTGTATCGATGTACTTTACCGAACAGATAGTAAGGAACTCGTATATATTTATATATGTTTCCTTTAAAACGCTCCGTTGCGGAAGGCAAAAATTCATCAATAGAGGTAATCTCTTTATATGCCATATCAGCTCCACGATCCCAGGGGAAGAAATCCGTTGACACTAATTCTGAACGTCCGGTTATGTTATCTGTTTTATAGTATAATCCGCTCTCTGTAGAATAAGTGAGATATCCATTTGCTTTAGTGGTAACAATATAATGATATGGCTTTAAGAATTTATCCAGTGAATCAGCGGCAGGAGCTGCCGTCCATCTTGGATCTTCCCCCCGTACGTTTGTTGCAGCTGATAATTTTAATTGCTGTGGGGCTTCAAAATTGATAATTGGTTTGGACGCTTTTTGTAGCGTCCAATCAGAAGTAGTTTTGGAATTAAGGATATCACGAATGAATTTAAGTCTGACCTTACGGGTATTTCCATCTACAAAGTAAAGTAATCCAAAACGGCACCATAAGGCTTGCATGAATTCATTGATTGTGCAGTCAGGCATGAGATCAGCATATTTTAGTTCTCCTTTTACACAGCAGTCGGCTGCATTATTAAGAACGACCAATTGACCGAGCTGGTGGTGGTTAGTAAATGGGTTCTCCGTGACAGTATATCCGTAGGTTGAGAATATAGCTTCTAATATATAGCTGACTTTTATAAAAGGAACTATTCCATATCCTTCAGGAAGCGATACTTCCACGGGTTCTCCATTGATGAAAAAAGTTTCCGTCCGTGCTTTCCACCAATATCCATCACGATAATTATTTATATATTCTGCATAATCTGTAACTGTATCATTATCTTTCTTACGATTGCAAGATACAGCCACAGGAAACAGACAGAAAGGAGAATCATCCTTTTGACTATTCTCTATAATATAAGGTAGTAATTCCGAGACTCCTCCTTCAGGACGAATAACAGGAAGGGTGATGGACTGCAAAGAAACATCTTCCCATATACTGTATAATTCAGATTCTCCAAACCCTACATTAAAAGTTATTCCATCATTCTCTGAAGCTTTTGTCGTATTCATTTTACCCACTCGATGGTAAACTCCGTCACTGATGGTCACGCGTTCATCAGCAATAGGGGCGCTGTCAATATCAGTTCTGTTAATGTAATTGTTGAGACGTAGATTATTTCTGGTACCAGGTATGGTAGCGGCAATAGATTGGGATCCCCGTTCGTTGTAAATGGGAGAGCTGTCTTCTATTTCTGTACTGAAGTCTTTCGGCAGATCAAAAGTACCGGATGTGTTTGATATTCTTAGTGCCATAATAATTCTTATTTGGTTGAGCGGGTAAATGGTTTCTTGGATTTTTCATCTAGTTCTTCAGCATTTCGTATATCTCGTAGGGATACGTATGCTTTTAGATTCTTGAGGGTATTAATCAGCATCCCGATTTCTTTTATGAGTTTTTCTAGTTCGGTTGCTGATGTATCAGTTTCAGGAATTTCCTGGTTATTTCGGACAGGAGTATCTATTGCTGCGTAATTACCTGAAGCTCGTTGGGGCACATGACCTTTACGGGCATCTTCAATCGCATTTAGTACCAAAGGATAATTTATATGTTTTTGTAACCGTGATAAGTCCTCGGCGTTAATGATTAATTCTGCACCATTCTCTGAAACTAGAGAAGTGTGTCGAACGATTCCGGTTTGTGCAGCCCCAATATAAGGTATGTCCTGATAGTTCTTGCCGTCATCTTTCCCGATGACATCATACCGGCCGGATGCCCATTGGGATACGCTGACGGTTGCTCGTTTGGGAGCGTCGGTCGAAGACGTGTCGGAGTCGGAAGATCCGGACGAGTGTTTGCCGCTAACCATTCCTTTCAGAGCACTTTTTGCAGTTGCAAGTGCTGCCATAATCAAGCCGGTGAGAATGGCTGCACGAGCTGCACCGGAAGCTCCGAATGATGCAACGGAATCCGGCATAGCCATTGCTTCAGCTGTAGATCTGGCCACGGCACCGGTGGCAGTGGCTGTAGCTTTTATAATTTCGGCTTCGATGATCTTTCCCAGTATATCGAATACGATATCAATCATTGTGTCTGCAAAACCCTGCATTGCATTTTCTTGTCCGGAGATAATGTTCCCCATTGCTGAACCAAGTGCTGAACCATACTGTTTGTATGTTTGCAGACGTTCCTGATATTGTTGTTGTTCTTTCTTGGTTTGTGCTGCTGTCTTCTTTTGTTCAGCATCTTTTGCTTTGGCATGTGAGGCCTGTTCTTCCTTCATGCATTTTATTTTGAAATCAAGAAGTTGTTTCTCAACTTGTTTTCGTTGTTCGGCGTTTAAACCGGCAATGGAAAGCATTCGTTCAAGATGCATGATGGTAAGTTGTTCCATAGCATCATTATAGGCTGTTTCGGAGCTTAGATTCTCATCTTTGCCGGAGGCATACAGTTCTTTTAAATCCTGTTGTTGCTTTTCATATTGAGTTGTTTCTTCGTCAAGTAGCTGTTGAGTGTGGTCTTTCTGCATTTTTAACTTCAGATCATTAATCTGATTTTGGATTTCGGCACCTTCCTTGGATTTGGATCCAGCAACTTTAAGGGACCGTTCCAGGTATTCCATCTGCAGACATTCCATTTCTTTCTGAAATTGCTTTTCTGTCTTCAGAGTTTCATCATTACCCCCCAGAAACATTTCTTTCAGTATGGCTTGCTTTTGGGTATATAGTTTTTTTTCTTCTTCAAGTTGTTTTTTTCGCTTCTTTTCGGATTCTTTTTCATCCTCGCTTGTCTTATTTCCTTCCGGTTTATTTCCGGTAACAACAGTTTCAGGGAGAAGATTATTATTGATACGGTTTAGAAAAGGGCGGAATTTAGCTTCGGTTTGAGCAATCTTTTTTTCCATATCATATACACTTTTAATATAGTCTTCTATATATTCTCCCATTTCATCGCTAAGTGCTTGCCCTTTGAAATACTTGCGACTGATGTTGTGATAGGCTTGTCCCCAAGCCTGTTGCCATTTCATGCCAGCTTTTTGGAATTCCGAGGTTGTTTGTTTCAGATCGTCAATTACAATATTAGTAAGCTGTCCGTTTCCGAGTGAACTGGCTACTCTGTTACGGATACCCTCAAGTGCTGTAGCCTGTTCTTTTACGGCACTAGTAACGATTTTATCAGTAGCCTCATTTTGTACCTTGAGAGCTATTTGTGTTTGTAAAGAACCGTTTATTCGTTTATAGGCATCATTAATCTCATCAAGTGAGCTTTTCTCGGTGATAAGATGTGGAAGATACTGGCCATAGGTTTCATTAACAGCTTTAATCAGCCGGCGGCGGTTCTCTGTGCCTTCTCCTGCTCTTTTAAGAGCATCAAACAAATTATTGAGCGAACGTTGCTCTTTAAGTAACTCGCTTTGGAATTTTTCTTGTGCCTCCGTTGCTTCTTTGGATCGTTTAGTGAATTGATAGATTGCCATAGCTGCTGTGGCCAATAATGAAATAATGATTCCTATCATATTTCCTTTCATTGTGGCATTGAGTCGCTGCATGGCGGCTGTGGCCATCGTTGTGTTGCCGGCTAATGCATATTTGGCTGCAGATAAAGCTAGAATTGAGGCTAACCTGATCTTACTCCATGTCTCCGCTATTTTGTCGGTTGCAATACTTAATAGTTTTGCATTTTTGAGCTTTGTCTCGTAAAATTCAGTAGCCTTTACAGCTAGGTAGTAAGTTGTAATGGCAGTTGTTAGAGTGATGATTATACCCGAATGTTTGACCATAAACCCAATCAGGTCTATAATTTTTCTGGTCCAGTTTACTGTATCGTTTACTGCACTAATAATTGAAGGATTGAGTTTTTCCATTAACTCCATTCCCATCTCATTCATTTTGTTTTTCGCTTGTGCGAGTTTGGTGGCTGCCGTATCGGATTTGGTAGCTGCCTGTTCCATGGCGACACTGGTGTCGGTGACTGCCTGGGTGTAGTATTTGACTTTTTCAGTTTCGTTGATCAGAACAGAAGCGACGTTATACCCCTCTTCACCAAACATTTTTTTGATTTGTGCTGCAGACAATTGTTTTTTCTGCAGGTTATCCAGTGCAGTCTCCAGTCCTACGATTTTAGGATTCGTATCGTTAGCTCCGGTTTGAAGAGTAAGAAAGAATTTCTTTAGACCGGTACCGGCTATTTCATCTTTGATACCTTTCTCTGCTAAAGTTTCAATAGTTCCGACTAACTGTTCAATGGGGATGTTAGCGGATGAAGCGGCAACACCGGATTTGGTTATTGCATTAGTAACTGATTCAACTGCAGCAGATCCATATTTAGAACCGGCTGCCATGACATTCGCATAACGGGCTGCCTGATCAGCACCATCTCCATATTGATTGAGAGAGAGAGTTACGGCATCCACTGCGTCTTTCAGTGTCATCCCTGAAGCAGATGCTAAGATGAGTGTTTGTTCTGTTACTGCGGCTAGTGCTTCCTTGTTAGATAGTAACTCCGGTTTAGCAGAACCGACCAATTTATAAGCATCAAGAATTTCGGTTGCTGATTGTCGGATCCGGATACCGGAATCACTAATTGTAGTGGAAAGCCGGATTGCTTCTTGTTCCAGCCAATTAATGTCGTCTTTGGAAAGTCCTGTTAATGCTTCGACATCGGCTTTGGCATCTTCACGTTCATTGCGTTTTTCACGAAGTTGGTTCAGCTTTAGTGTTAAGCCTGTCACAGCTGCTATGACGGTGGTGACAACAGCTGCATATTTATTAAACAGTTCCACGGCTTTTCCTATTGGACTAGCTTGACAACCAACTTCTACACGCATATTTTTTTGTGCCCTGGCTACTGCTTCAGTGACGCGCCTATTTTGCTCCAGGGCTGCATTGTATTGTTCAGTACCGGGTATGGCTGCACGGAGTTCTTTACGGACTTTTTGGCTGACAGATAATAGTTCATCATAGGTGGCACCGGAGAGATTCTTCAGGATTCGGTCGGTCTCGGCTACTTTTTGCTTATAAGTATTGAGAGTTTTATACTTATTCTCCAGTTCTTTTTGCAGAGTTTTGGATTTTCTGGCATATCCTGATTCTGATTTATCAAGAGAAGATATTTTATTCTCTAGCTGGGAGATGGCATCTTCTATCTTCTTGACGCCGGCTGATGCTTCAGTTCCATCAATAAATATTTTAATACTTCGGTTTAGGTTGTTCATATGGCTTTACTTTTCAATGTATATTTTGGTTGCGTCGATAAGCATAGTGTCAAAATAGCGCATACAGATATCGGCAAGTTCCGGAAGACGGTTTTTGATGACCGGATCGAACCAATGGTAAGCCTGCCGGTTACCTTCATTCTGTTTGCCAAGTGAAGCGGGATTAGTATGTCGGATGATACTCGTATTGATTTCCATTCCGTTGATTCTCTTCAGATAGCTCCATTTACTTCCGATAAGACCACCTTGCCCGCGTCCGGCACCTTTGTGGATATAGACACCATGACGAGGAAAAGAGAAACCAAGTCGGTTGATTAATCCGTATTTGTCAGTATAGGCTTTAGGTTGTAGTTCACGAGCAATACGTAAACTACGGGATGAAATGGTGGCTTTGAGTTGTTTACTGACAGCATCCTGCCATTGTTCTACCTCTTTGTTGAATGCGGTGAGTCGGTCGGCATCCTGGGCGATGTTATAGCGTTCTATCTCCGAGATGGTTTCCATTCGGATTAGTCGGGAAGTCGGAGTAGAAGATAACTTATCCGCTTTTCGTCGGGCTGCATTATAGCGTTTTATTTCCGACTGCTTGTCTGACATTCGTTTATAGAATCCCATTACAAAAAGTAGTTTGGATCGACGATGAATTCTTCCGGAACATTAACAAAGAAGGTAAGCACGGTGCCATAGAAGTTATCACCGATCGGGCCGATACCGTTAATTTGAGTATTGCGGTCTACATATTTAATGTCTTTCAGCAATTTATTCCGGATCTGTTTACATATACTCTTGCATTGTTTGGCTGCCTGATTAATTGTTTCCGGATTTCCGGAAATTGTGTTTCTGGCCACGATGAATGAGTAGACTTGTTTGTCATTGAGTGAATCAGCTTCGTTGTCTTCGGATTCGGACTCGCAACCATCAACGGCGATAAGGATGGTTCCATTGATGGAGGATAAACTGTCATCGAGGCTGATCAGGTCCTCCAGTCCGAATGCTGTGAAGAACCTTTTCTTTTGAGATGTGTGTGAAATGGCTTTGAGTGCCGAAGCTAAGGCTTCACCATAAGCGAAATGGTCATACTCCATAACTGTATAATGTTTAGGTTATGGAGACAAAAATAGCCCGCTGCGGGCGGGCTATAAAGGACAAAACGATAGGTTATAAGAACAGGAATAGTGCTAGCAAAGTAAGCATGAGCAGAAGCCAAAATACTTTTGCAAGGATTGAGCGTGAGGCTTTAAAGAATGCCAGGCACAGAAGTACTATTCCGGATATAGTTATTATCGTTAAGATCATTTTTGTTCTTCGTCTGATTCTGGAAGCAAGATACGAATTAATTCAGAAAGTTGTGCGGCTGCACGCTGCTTTTCGTCCATTGGTGTTTCCGGATCCAGTAATTTGTTTACTAACCGTAAGGCTTCATGTCTATTCATAATGTTATTTTTTAGGGTGTTGAATACTGCTTATTGATTGAATATGCTTTTTTATTATTCTGATTTCAGAAATAAGTGTTAGTCGATTGACAGAATCTATGTCCGGAGAATCAATGTCAAGAGCTAAGTCAATTGCTTTTTCCAGTGTTGCTTCCATCCAAGAGTGTTCTCCTTCCTGGATAGTTTTGATTGATGAGATACAATCATCGGTGAGGATGATGCCATTGATTTCTGTTGGTATCATGGCTGGTCTCCTTTCTGTTCCAGTAGGTGAGATCCTTCTCCAAAAGAATAATGACCGCGTACTTTACTGTATGAGATATAACATACAGGATTGCTATCATCGTCTCCTAGTTTTATACTCCATTGTCCACCGGAGGAGTCTCCATTATGCCCATTGAATTTGAGTTTTTTTTGATTAGGGTATTTCTCATTCAGTTCCTTGACAACTTCTTCGAATTCGCATTTTAGGGAATCCATAGCGCATTCATCTTGTACTAGAATACGGTCGTATGCCTGGGCAAATTCACACATTTCCTGACCCTTACGATTTACGTTCTTATATGTTTGCACATGGTGAATAAAGAATATCATGATTCCCCCCCTTTCTGACACTTTTTTGCTCGATAGACACAGAGAACTGCGCCAATTACAGCAGGGGGAAAGATAAAGGTCAGGCAGAAGCAGGCTATTGCAGAGACGTAATAGGCGTCCGATGCGGAGTTGATAGCGCATTCTTTTTTCAATTCACGGAAGTAACGCTGTTGGAGCGTGTTTACGTCTGTTCCTGTGCGGAATGAGGGCACGTAGTTCGTGCCCTGGGTTAATTGTTTCATATACGATACTTGAATTTGGCTGTTATTGGCAAGTTCTCGTGTATCGAAATGATACACGAACGGCTGCCAATTTCCCGAATCGCCAAATTCAAGTATCGTATTTACCCCGAGAGCAAATATGATGGGAAAAGACAGCCGTATTTGTTTATAAATAAACTTCTACTATTTCGTATATGAATTTGCTAACGACATTTACGTCGGTGGCAAACTGATGGACATAAAAAAAGCCCAATTTCGTATTGAGCATCTAACCGTTTGCTCGTCGGGTATGACATACATACTTGAATTTGGCACTACAAATATGAGGATAATATTTGAGAGTGCCAAACAAAATAATGTTTATTTCACCAATCATCGTTGGTTTCAGAACGTGTGTTTAACATTGCGGCACGCAAACTTTCAATTATAGAAATTTCTATGTTTCGTTTGATGACCGTTAGTTCTTTCTTATGAATTGTTTTCTCACAATCATAATTTTTAAAATAGATATCAAAAGGTTCTTTGAAAACTTTAGGAACTAAACCTGCTTTAAATCCCTGCATAAGAAAATCAGATAGTTCATATCGATACCTGCCATCTTTAGTTTGTATCGTTAATGTATAGTAGAAGAATTGACCATCTTTCGATACCGGACAAGATGCTTTTATTATCATTTTATGTGATGTTGGATCATCCATTTGGATAACATTCTGTGCATTTACAAAATTTTTAGCAGTCCATGAACGAGCACTCGTGTATAATTGATCAGCCGTCCCATTACTTTGAATTACATCAGAATAATATACTTTACCATCTTTAATCGGCAGGTAGCCACATATAGCATCTTGGTCTAGTTTGTGATTGGCTAGTCCTGTCTCCACCTTATTAGGACCAGAATAGACTTTCTGATCATTAACTTTATTTGCCCACTTTTGTAAATCGGAATTTTGCGCAGTGACATTACATGAAATTGTAGCTATAACCGCAATAAATAGAGTGGGTCTTTTCATTTGAATGCTTGGTATATTTCGTTCTCATCAGTATTTATAAATGAGTCTTCATCGATAGCCTTGAGGTGATCACTGTATTTCTTGTTTAAAGCGTCTATGCATTCTTTATGGTAGTTTTCGTTTCCACCGGTTAGCACCTGCTTAAATTCTTCAGATTCCATGATGCCACGATAAAGAATTTCTTTTGCTTTCCTTTTTTCTCCAGTAGCTACCATCACTGCAAAGTCTTTTTTCCAATTAGATTGAGAATTGTTTGTCCGGGTATTGATTGCGATTTCAACGAGAATAGCAAGCACAGACCATCCAATCAAGGTACCCATGACACAATAGATAAGGGCTGGGAATCCTAACCAATTGATTCCATCTGCTCCAACTATACCTCCGGAGTATCTGGAATATTCCCACGCAATACATGACGAGAAGAAGACTACGATTGAACCTATGATACCTAACACTAGCACTGTTTTTGACATAGCTGCTAGAGTGCTTTCGGCAGCTGTTAATTTTTTTGTTTCCATGTGTGGTTTTATTTGTTACAGCAACAAAGATATGGGATTTGTTTGTATGATATTCTTTTTTTTGAAATAACTATCAAATTTGAATATTATCCAATAGATTAATTTTAGTGGTAAAGTATTCTAAAAATCTGATACTTGGTTGAACATCGGCCCATTCTAAGGCTTCAATAAAAATTTTTTCATTCATGTTTTTGACTTTTAAGGTTGTGATTGGGAGGTTGCCGCTATAGTATACAATATTATTGTACCTTTCTTCCCCAAAAATAGTTGTATAGCTTTTTAAAAGGAGTGCTATTGTGTAGTAAAAACGTTCATTTCGATAACCTGCTGGCTCCAAATAGAATGTTTCTTTTGGAAAAATTTCTTCGATTTGATTAAGAAGCTCTTGTGGTGTATATTCTTCATGGATAATCTTTTCATAACAATCAGATTCGCAAATTCGAAGATAACATAGCAAGTATATCAAATCCGGATATATGTTATTTTCATTTATAAATATATTTAATGATAAACGGGCGTTGGTGAAAATTTTTTCAATTTGCCTTAATGTTAATTTTTTGTATTTGAAAATCGTTTTTGTTGTTGATAATAAATCGTCTCGGCTACCCAAACTATTCGGTGGTATTTGATCTTGGATGCGATAAAAAATAGTGTTGAAATCATAATAATCATATAGATATTTACTGAAACTGTCTACATTAGGATCGGGTAAAGTATATTCTATGTCGATAAATCTTTTCAAATATTCATCAGCATTTATTAGGTCACTCCCATAATATCCACGTACGGAGTTACTTAATTGTTCCTTATCTATGGATAAGACAAACACTATATTAGGTATGTTGAAAAGATGTTTGATCCGTTCTAAAGTTTTGACTGCATAATGTGGATTACATCGATCAAGTTCATCTATGATAAATATCAGTGGTTTCTTTTCACAGAATTCATTGACGTATTTTTCGAGTTCCTTCCGAAATTCTCCCAAACTACGTTTTTGGTTTTCGTAGTTTTCTATTTCTTTTTTCAACATTGAAGCTCCTTCTTCAATACCATCATAAATTATATCAACTACCTCTTCATCAGCATATCTTTTTATTATTCCTTTGAACATTGCAGGAGCCGCTTTCAGTACGATTTTTCCTGCAGTATTTATGACTGATTCTAATGCTTTTTCTGCTTTTTCTTGCGGATTCATTTTCTTTAGTTCCCCAAGTAATCCAATAAGAGGATCTGATATGAAATCATTTTCCCAGGCATTAAAATATAGTGTGCGGAGTCCGTCTAGTTCAAGATATGCTTTCCACATTTCTACAAATGTGGTTTTTCCTGTTCCCCATCTGCCATTTATGGCCAAAACGAAGCCTTTTTGATATGTAATAATGATTGTTTTAAGTATTTCTGCATACTTCTCCCGATCCAGTTTACAATTCTTGAAAGGTTGATCAGCTGGTATTTCTAATTTATCAAGTTTGCATTTCATAGATTATAGTTTTATTTGTTACAGCAACAAAGATAGTGGTAATATATTTGTAATGCCAATAGAAAAATGTATTTTAGCTCAAAATTTGATAGACAATGGAAAGACTCACAGTAGAACAATTAAAAGTAATCGATTTATCGCTTATCGAATGGTATTATGAACAAGCTATGGCTCGCCATAATGATCTTGTCCGTGTAGAATCTCTTATAACTGAAAGGGGATATACTTTGTTTGCTATCTACTTTGGCATTTTAACAGCTGCAATAGGATATATTCTTACGCATTTGAGTGCAAATGATGATGCAGCTTTGACTTCCGGATGTTTGTCTATTGTTGTTTTTACATCTATTTCTATTGGTTATATTTATCATGTCATTAAACCACATACTCTTCTTGCACCAGGAAAAGAACCTGATAAGTTTACTATACCGCAATATATAGCTTATTTTAAAGGGAAAGATAAAGATATTGATCAAAAGAAACAGGTAGTTAGTGATGAGCTAGTTGTACTTCAGCAAAAGATAACTGCACAGGAGGCAATGAATAAAAAAAGAGTCGAATATACTAAACGTTCTCTTGCATTTCTGATATTCGGCTCTTTTGTGGCTGTCACTTCCTTTTTAATAGCATTTGCTATTTATTGATCAGATCGCTAGTATCTAAACCATTTGTTTGAATAGGAGTATCACTTGTGATGTCAGGCAGTGAAACTGGGTCATCTGTAGAACCATCAGCATTGCAGCAGTAAGAATTTCGCGGACTATCCTTTAAAGATAGAACGGTGATATTATCAGTATATCTCATTGTTAAACGGGCGAATCCCTCACTACAGTGCGCCCACCGGTGTTATTTCCGGAACCAGCTGCCTGGTTACACTATGGTAAGGGATTCATGTTTTTATAACGATATTGGGCGACGGCTAAAGTACGATTTTTGCTATATATTTTTGTGATTAGAAATTGGCTACTTCATAATACTTAAAGAAGTAGTAGAGGGCTACCTTATGCCATTTAGTTAGCTCTTTATCACCGGATAGAAGAGAGGACACAGTGCATTTGTCGATGCCTGTATAGTTGCTTAGGTGTTTACTTTTTAATCCGAGCTTTTCCATACGCTTCTTAATCCAATCAACGGTAATGCTGTCGATATCCTTACGGTCAAAGTTAACAGCTGATACAGTCAGCTTCCATTCATCCGGGATTTCTCCCTTAAACATTTCCCGTACACGTTCAGTTAATTCCTTTTTGGTAAGGAACTTGTCATTCACTAAGTCTTTTTGTTCCGCACGGACGATTAGTCGGCCATCGGAGTAAGAGACTACTTCTATGGATATATGTCCATAACGTTGATACTGCTTTGCGAATTCGTCGATTCGCTTTTTACTCTCGGCAGAGAGAGGTAGTAAGTCTAAATTCTTCATAATTCATCAATTTACGATTTGATAATCGGGTATTTAATAATGCAATATACTTTGTAATGGAGGGGCTTTCGCCCCTCCGGATCACAATTTGATGAGTCTCATTTGCCCGATGTCGAAAATAGCAATCTGTTTGTTTTCACGCCCGAATTGCTTGGCTTCTTCAAGGTTGGTGAAAATCCTGATGGAGTCGAAATAAAACTGATTGTTTTCTTCGTTAAGCCATCCACCGACTTTCTTTTCGTGCATCAAAGCATGATTAAGAACTCTTTTCAATCCTTCTTCTCCGAAACTGTCTTGAGTCTCAAGATAGGCGACTGAAATACCTTTTGTGACCTTTTTTAAGGTTGTGAGGTCAACCGTGAATCCATCAGGATTCGCATTTGCTATCTTTAGGATAGCCTCGAACAATTGTTCCATAATATAAAAGAACTTATGCGGACGTCACCCGCGTTTGTTTGACACTGCAAATATATATAAAAAGTTTGTTACTAACAAACTTTTTATTGTTTGTTTGCTACTAACAAACTTTTATCTGTTTCTTAGACTTTCTTCGGTTTCCTCTTTACGTCTGATCGATTCGTCCATCGAATATAAGGCATCAAGTAAAAGACCTTTTCGGATTTCCGGCTTTTTAGTCATGTCGGACTGTGCCAGGGAATCAAGAAGGCGGAGCTGTGCGTCGAATACGCGACCGTAACTACCCTTTCCCTCTCCTGAAAAAATACGCGGATAGGAATTGGCCATACATGACAGACTTCCTAAAATATACCAATACATGAGTATTTTTCTGTCTTCAGGAAGATGGTGAAGAATGGCTGCATCTTTGTCTAATTGATTAATGTCGAATACCTTATTACGATGCCACAAGCAGGCTAGTAGGTGGTCAATCTTCGTTGGATCTGAACGCATTGCATCAAGATAGGTCTGTAGATACATGAATTGTTCAAAGGTAATATCAAGCAACTGATCTTCTGGGCCGATGAATTTCCAAAGTCGGCAATGGATGGTTGGATATGGGTTGCTTGTCAGATCCGGTGTCAGGTGATAGTATTTGCGCATGGGCAATGAACTATCTTCTTCCGAACAAATAAGGAAGTCAAACAAGTTGGCAAGCATTGATACTTCTTCCGGATGAAGAAGACAGCTATGGTGACGGACATAGAAGCGGACTGTTGGACTTTCTTGCCAAATTCTGATACGTACATACTCTTTAAATATTTTCTTATGCCGGCATACATGAGCTTTCAGGCAATAAAGCATCATGTATACCTTAACTTGTTCTACCGGTATATCTGACTTTGTGAGTTTGACTAGATAAAGAAGCTGTTTCGGGGTGAGTTCGTCCCAACTTCCTGGAAGTGTGTATGTATCATCATTAATTCGTATAGTATGCATAGTGTTACGATATTGAGGTGAATAGTTTCTTTTCTTTAGAATTGAAGTCAATAGCTTGTGACGTTGTTTCAACTCCCAGTTCTTCCGCATTTTCGGCCAGATAAGTGTGTATTTTCCCTGAATAATAAGTTGCCTGGTCTGCAAAAAAATTGCCGTTTGCGTCCGGGTCTTGATAGATTGGTCGAATAGTGGGAGTATATTCGATCGTTCTGCCGGCTACATGTTGTTCGGTTGTTTTCTGTGAGGTATATAATTCGGCAGTTTTATTGGCTAAGTAGCGGATGATATAGTCAATAAGTACTTGTTGTTTGGGCGTTTCGGTATTTTCTGAAAGAGCTTCTTTGAGTATGTCATAGACTTTATCCGTAATCATTTCTCGAATGTTGTGTTCCTGAAGTTGACGAATGGTAGGGAACATGATACGATAAGATAGGATAGAATAATCAATGTCTACCATACCGAGATCCTGGAATTCTGCTGCGTTACGAATGAAGCAAAACCGGGGTATATTATCGATAACATAATCAGGATAATCCTTTTTGTTTTCCTCCAGGTATGATATTAGCCGGTCAAGTGCTTGCATTCCGCGAAAACAGAGATTCTTTTTTGCTGCTGCGATCTTTGTGTCACTGGCAGGAGAACGTTGTCCCTGCACGTTACTTACTGTGATACCGGCATCACCGAACATAACACCCAGTTCATCAGATGCGAGCATCAGGGTTAATGGGCCGAGGGCACGCAGTAGTTTGTTGTATAAGTCAGATCCTTTGTCTTCATGAGCTTTACTGATCGTTGATTTACCGATATACGGTTTGATGTATATATCCAGTGCATCTTCGATGTATGGTTCGATTGATTCGTAAGGCAGTGAGGAGTTGATCTTTACTACCTTTTTGAGGGTGTCGATGTCGGGGATTAGTGCGTTCATTTTATTCTGTTTCTGGGGTTAAACCTGTATTCTTTGTCGCTCCGGTACCTTGGTCCAGCGTGGTGAGTTGACAATTAGTCACCGAGAAATAAATATCTTTAGGCCAGTTATTCATGGCTTTTGCAAAGTAGAGAGGTTCCAATGTTGCATCCTGATACATCTTCATGAGTGCCTGTTCTATGATAAATAACTCCCGTGCTTCGGTACCATTGATACTTTTTCCCTTACCTGGTGCGGATCCGATTATCGAAGGATGTACGCCCATACCGTAACACATCATATTGCTGACCTCTTCGCTGTCTTCAATATACTCACCACCTTTGAAGAAAGATTCGAGTGGAGTAATAATGATGTCTTTTTCTTCAAAGCCTTTTACACGATCGTAGCGAAAGTGAGAGACAAAGCCTTTGCCGGCATTTTCTTCACCGGCAAGAAAATCATTCATATCCTTCAGGAACTTTTCTTTGCGTGCTTTCTTCTCGTCATCTTTGACTATGCCTTCAGATGCAAATAACTTTTCCCAAAAAGACTCTTGAATATACACAATGTACCTCAGTGCCATTTGATTTTTAATCAATGATTTTTTGAAAACAGGGATTGCACTGGAGAAGTCATACCAGCCGGATGCAAAAACACTCCACCAATATGGATGACTATAATAAAACCGTCCGGGTGTAGAGATGCGGAGGTTATGGATAAATCTCCGTTCTTTTCCTACAATTTTCTCTCCTTTGTCATTGGGAGCAAGTCCCATTCTCATTTTGAGGTCGAGTAGTGGAGTCTGCCGATCGAGCAGAGGAGTGGCAATCAAATCTGTTGGTGTACCGGTATGCCATTCTGCAGAATAACCGTGCCATTCGCTTTTACCAGTCTTTTCGTCAATTTCACTGATCCTGGAACAAGTGGACTCCTTAGCTTTGATTTGTACGAGTTTGGGGGATTTATTGTCATTGTTGAATATATACTCCAGGTAGCCGTCATAGAATATAACCAGATCGTTTGCCAGCTCCATACGGACAAAATTGAAGTTGTTGTTTTCAAGGAATTCAAAAATTTCCGGCTGCTCGTACGGAAGAACTTCCTCTTTGACTATTTTCCTCGTTTTAGGGTCCCGGTATTTCCGATAGACGAGTATGCTGTCACCGAATACAACTTTATTCTTGAATTCGATATTGCTGCCTATGGTGACGTTGGTACCGATTTTTTTCATGATGTCATAAGGCATATGATTATTTCGTCCGCGTGGTATCCATTTGATTGGATTCTTTTCTCCTTTGGGAGCTACTTCGATAGGTGTAGGATTCTTATCAGTGGCGATATCACTGTTATCACTGAATTTGATAACATTCTTTCCACCTTTTAAGACGGCATAAGTATCATAGCCTTTCATTATAAGATTGATTGAGGGTTGTTGTTGCTTCATTAGAAATATACTTTGAGATTGTTGAATTTGGTGATAAGGCATCGGCGGATTTTTTTCGGAGTAGCTTCTCCGGCAGGTAATACGTTAATAGTGCTTCCACTACTATGGAATGAGGTCAATACTGCACGATCGTAGGTGACAAGTTCGCCTGTGCTCTTTTTACAGAATTCAATGGAGAATTCGATAGGCTTACCGTCTTGTCTACGCTCCATGAGTTTCCATATCTTACTTTGATGGATTCTTTTGTCTATACTTTGCATAAAAAGGTAGTATGAGAATGATTAGTAATATTGGGATACCAATGATTAAGCCATACTTGAATCCATCATCAATTCCGTCCGCGATAGAACCGCTGGCATTCTTTTGGGATTCGGATTGTTTGTTTTGCTGAAACGTGACGTCAGTCGTTGTTTCCTGTTTATCAGATATACGTGTAGTGTCATCTTTCTGAAGCAAAGTTTTGATCGTTGTCTTGCTCCCTTCAATCTCGATATTCGATATTGGGGGTAGTCCGGTAGATGGGGCTGCTGATTTCGTTGTGTCGAAGTTAACTTTAACTTTCCAGTCTTTACCCGTTTGTTCCTGGTTGAGGTTGAATCGGGAATAGGTATCTTCGGTTCTAATTCGCAGTGCGGAATCTGTGATAGAAAGATCGCTTTGTTCTTGAGTACTACGATTGTTTTGAAGAGTACTACGGCAACTACACAGTAGCCAGGCAATAGCAAGGCAAGCAAGATAGATGAGAGTGTGTGCATGATGTTTCATTGTTTACGGTTGTTACACGTTAGGTTTACACATTTGAATCGTTTAAGATCAGCTATTTCTTTTTCGTTTTCTGCTATCTTTTTATCTTGGGATAGCTGGTTGCTTTCTAGTTTTTCTATACGGGTAGTCCATTTTGTTTCGCTTTCTATTTTCTCTTTTTTCATAGCCTCCTTGTCAGCTCGCAGGTCAGCGATTAGTTCCTGATATACATCTTGTACGGAACTAAGAGCTTTGGCTTCTGCTTGCTTCTTGGTGTATTTGAGAGTAATAACTCCAGTGATGGATGACAAGAGACCACCACCAAGCAAGAATGTGAGTAGGTTTTGTGTAATGACATCGTTCATGACCTTCTTTTTAAGCAAAGGTATCAGGTGTATGGCAGGCGATAAAGGACAGGGAGGAGAGCCGATTTTGGTAAAACGAATTTTCTTTACATTTTTAAAGGTGCAGCATATAAGGGAAATTGAAAAACTTTAGGTCGAAACTTTTTTTCAGGGCGGTGCGTGGTCTTGCGACAGATAAAGGGGAATTTTTTCCCCTTTAAAACCCTTTTTTTGCTGGATGACAGTTTTTTAGACTTTTATTCATGGGAATTGAATGAGATAAGAAAAATGCCGGAAAACGGCTCGGAATGATTAAGTAGTTTTTTTGTCACAAGCTGAAACTGCTTAATCATTCCGAACCGTTTTCCGGGAATACGCCCCTTTCTCATATTTTGGGGTGGGGCAGAGTAGTATTTCTATTCTATTGTCTCTTTTTCCTTTTTCTGCCTGTCGCCATATATAGATGCATCTCTTTCGAGGAATGTTTTCCGACTTTATTCCGCGAAGGTAAATGTTTCTTTTCCTGTGCAAAGCTCAAGTCGTTCCGGTTTATCTTAAAATCTCCACACCTACGGGTAGTATTTGAAGCTAAAAGCTTGGCGTCGTTGCAATAAACACCTTCTGGTGCGGCATAAAGGCGAAACATACCCCGAGCGAAAGCGACGGAATAAAAAAAAGCTCCAGGCAGGGAGAAAGAGGTTAAAGGCTCACACCCTCCGGACTTCAAGTTCAAGAATAAATTAACAATTAACACAGAGAATTATGAAAACAAAAAACATGCCGGAGAGCTGGAAAAGACAATGGTCGAAGTTTATGTATTGTTTCTTTGATTATTTGCCCGTCAAGTATGAAGCAAACGAAAGGGAATGGAAAGTTCGGAAAATGATTTGGGACTTTAAAGACGGGAAACGTAGTTTGGAAGTAGCAGAATTGATTGCAAAGAAGATACGGGAACAGTTCGGAGCAGAATGCGAAAATATAACGTTAACCTGTATTCCAGCCAGTTCTTCAGATAAGAATGAACTACGTTACAAGAATTTCTCGGAAGAAGTGGCAAGGTTGGCAGGCTGTAAGAATGCCTATCAAGCAATAACTGTAGAAGGAGGGCGTTTGGCTATTCATGAATATAAAGGAGTAAAGACGATACAGAATGTGGAAATAGTCAAATTTGATAAGCCTTTTTTTAAGGGAAAGAAAGTTCTTGTATTTGATGACATACTGACACAAGGTACGAGCTATGCGCGATTTTCATGCGCACTTGAAAACATGGGTGCAGAAGTTTTGGGAGGATATTTTTTAGGTCGTACTTTAATGCAATAAGAATATGAATAATTTGTTTGATATGACAGGAGAATGTAGACATTTTAGTGACAATGAGCTAATATATAATATTACGAATAGTGAACGGGCTGTTTCTCAATTCACAGAAGCATTAAGCCATAATGAAGACTTATCCGTGGAAATGTTGTTTGAGGAGTTAACACCAGGAAGAAAAAGAGTGGCACTGGCAGCAGTGGAACTGTATAAAAGGATACAGGAACGTAAATTTGAAAAGCAGGTAGTACGTTCCAGTGAGGATGTTTATAAAATTATGTGCCCTCTGATTGGTGAACTGGAGGTTGAGGAATTTTGGTTGTTATTACTAAATCAAGGGTCTAAAGTCATTAAGAAGATAAGGTTGTCAAGTGGTGGCATTGATGGAACGTATGTAGATGTAAGAATATTGCTAAAACAGGCTATAATGAATAATGCGACGCAAATAATAGTTGCCCACAATCATCCAAGCGGAAATAATCAGCCGAGCATGACAGATAATAGGTTAACGGAAAAAATTAAGAAAGTAACAGAAATAATGGAGATTCGTTTGGCAGACCATTTAGTAATCTGTAATCATAACTATTATAGTTATTCGGATGAAGGACGTTTATAAAAGGAAGGGTGCAGGGGCACCCATTCCGTTTTGCTCGCACGCTCGCAAAACGGAATGGGACCCGGAAATAGGTATTATTTATTTGATTTTCGTTCCTTTAATCACGAAGAGGCGGGAGTGCTGATGGTATATTATTTATTGTTTAGGAAGAATATCCCCCCTGCACTTGTTCCCGGTAGAGTGAAATAGAAGTTCATACCTAGCCATAACGTATCAAAGGCATCTGTAATGTGTGTTTTGTATTCGTCTGGATTGTCGGGGGTATCAGGTGTTCCTTCAGGCGTTTTATCTTTTTCAAATCCGTTCTTTCCTTGTTTAATTCCAGTCTGTTCCATTGCGATCTTCAAAAACTCATTTTGATACAGGTTTATTTGGATCCAAAGGAATTGCGGATCTCCTTTCAAGGTTAGGTCGATATTCAGATGTTTCCATTCATGTTTAGGAGCTTGGCCGACATATACCATTGTAACTTTATATCCGTTTTCTTTGAATACACGTTCGATGATATCTGCGTAAGTTTCGGTTGATGATCCGGATTCCCAAGTAAAAGTGTGGTCATAATAGAGCACTACATCACGGTTTAGTTTTGGTCGGTAGTAATCGGCTATCATTTTAACTAGATCCTGTAGTTTGCTTGGTGTTTTGACATAAAAAGATTTAAGTACACGCATAGTATGATTATCCAACTGGCCGATAATAGCTGTCGATATGGAGGCATTGGAGTCGAATGCCAGATGCAGTTCTTTAGAGAAGTCAAGATCACCGTCGCCTAGACAGCCGCAAGCTGTTAATTTACTCCAGTTACTGCCAAGATCCCGGAGCCGTCCATTATCAGCGGGTGTGTAGAAATGAATATTATCATCTAAAGCTGAATAGAACCCGTTTTGCACCCGGAATAAACGTTCATTCATAAATGCTGTACGCCAAATAAGAGGTGGAGAGTTGCGATACATTTGCCAGATGAAATCTTCTCCGAGTACTTCCAGGTTATCAAACACGTCATATTCACCATAGAAAACTGTATATTCTTTAGTCTTCCCCTGTTGTGGCTTAATAGGTGGTTGATATTTTCGTGCCAAGTCTAAATCATGCTGGTATTCTTTGATCATGCGCACCACATGGTCTGTCAGTAGCTTACGTTTATATTCCTGCACTTTTTTATATAAGTTTCGGATCAGGTTGATATGTGCCAGCGACATTTCATCTATCTTATCCAAGATCCATTTCCCCATTGAAGCGGTAGGCATATCTGTAGAGTAACTGACGCTGTGATGGTGAGGACAGTCTCCAAAATATTGCCGGTTACCACGATTGGCGGGATCTACTTCGCTCTTTATTTTTTCGTAATTGAGGAACTTTGCTTCAGGGCCTATCACCCAATCAAGTGACATAGAGTTTGCAGACATTCCCTGGTTAAAGGAAAGAATCACCATGACGGTACCATTCCAAAAATGGAAAGCATTATTCCAACCATCAGCTAATACTGGACGTACTGGTTTGCCGAATCCCATGCTTTCCGGAGCTTTGTGACCAACAACATAATGAATGCCTTGTATGTATCCCCATTCGGCAAGTGCTTTGCAAATGGCCGGCAGTGTATTTCCCCAAGCTTTTGCATAGCTGGGAGAGATAAGTCCACCCAAAGAACCTGGCATTTCCCACACATTACGTAGAATGATGCGTGCATCAATTCCTTCCGATTTACCGGTACCACGTGATGCGACTATATATTCGTCATGTGCGTTGATGGCCATTGCCTGTCGTTGCATTCTATTAAAGAATTTGTCTACGACTTCATTCTGCTTTCTTCTTAGTTCATAGGCGGATAGAACAGGAGAGATTTGCGTGTTCATTCTTCTTCCTCCTCTTCAATGGGATGAGCGTCCACTGCTTTCTTGTTTAACATTCCTTTAAACATACTGCGCATTCTGATTCGTTCTTCTTCAAGATTCTCTATCGGTTCGAGCCCCTCCAGTAATGTGACATCATCTGAAGGTTCAAAGGATGGAGGTACCAGTTGCGAGTAATCGAATTTTTCATCTTCCTTGTCAGAACGTGTATATTTGCCTATTTTATCCAATGCAGCTGCAGCTCCCTTTGCATCTTCTTTGTCCATTGCCATATTAAAAGCCTTTTTTCCACCTTCGACAATCATATACCGGTACCAGGCTTTGGCTGCAAGTTGTATGTTTCCTACTAGGCGGTTAATCATGCCTATGTCACGGTAGGCTTGCGATTGGGAGACCGGTTCCGTATTTCCTCCACAGCCGTGTAGTAGAAACTTAACCAGTTCTGTATCTGGAATTAGTGGCTCTTCCATTTTTTTGCTTACGCACAACATCATACGTTTCTTAATCTCCATTTCTCTGGGTGAAAGGAGAGTTGTTGCTTCATCTTTGTCTTTGAATAAAGCACGTTCAATTCGTTCGTATGTGGGATCTTTCTTTGGCATTATTCATTAATACTTTGTTCTTTCATGTATTTATCGGCCAGAGGTTCAGCTGCAGGGCTGCCGGCGATAGCTAGTTTGATGACTGTTTTCCGGAGGTTGAGCTTGGTCTGAAGTCTTCCCTGGTGATAAGCAGTATAGATAGGCGAACTATGATGATTTTTGCAAATATCACAGAAGAAGTCCCGTTGGTCAACTGGGATATTCAATAAAATGGCAATTTCCCCCGGTGGTAAAAGGGCGGAAGACATTTCTTTTATCTGTTGCAGAACTTCTTCGGATAAGGTCATCATTCTAATATATCATAGCGAATGGCATTTTCATACGCTTGGTTAAACATTTGTGAGAAGTATTCGTAATGTTTTCCGGAGGTGAAATAGAAACCATTTTCCCATCGGTGGTTTTGATTAAGGTTTGCAGATCCGGCAATCCCGAATTTATGTTGCCTATTCTCGACTAATAATAGTTTGGCATGACATGAATCAATTCGGATGGACGGACTAATATTTGAGGCAAACAGTAATAGATCGGGTTTATGACGTTTTACTGTCATATCCAGTAGAAGTGTCAGGCTTTCTATTTTTCTTTCGTCAGCGAGAAAAAAAAGAGGGCGTAGGCTATCTTCAGAGATACTGAATGTCATGATCTTCACTTTTGCTGGGCCGATCGCAGATAAAAGAGAGGGCAATACTTCATGTATTGCCCAGTCTCCCTTGTGCATAAACGGTTCAATAGAATCTGGACACAATGCAAGTGGAAAGTTATCCTGAAATCTTTTCACCTTGTGTTAGTGCTATTTCAGCCTCCAATGTGGCAAGTTCTGTCTGATACTTCTCAATACGGTCTAAAGCATTTTGCATAACGGTTTGTTTTCCATCTTTTTGAGCACGGTCAGCAGCTGCTTTACTATTGGCTATGTTGTTCTTCAAACGTTTGATTTGACGGGCTATTTCAATGCCACGCACAATGCTGTTTTCACTGAATTCCGGTCTCTTTTCTTCTAATTGCAGATTTCCTTTTCCTTCAGCCCAGGAGTCAATCTGTTTCCATAATTTGCGTCGTTCGTCATCGAGCTTGCATAGTTCTTCAGCTATCGGTTGTCGTTCTTCTACAGGAAGTTCCGGATTTGCGACATCATTATGCAGGCTTGCATATAATGGAGCGATCTCCTTGATACGATTGTAGGCCTTGCGAATGGATGGATTGAGTGACTCTTCGGTAATGATTTTAACGCCTGGTGTACTTAAGGCGTTGATCTCATCACGTAGTTCTGTGAGTTCGGACATTTTTTCTTCGAATTGTTCCTGAAGGGAGACTAATTCTTCCGCATGATTTTCATTGTCGCTTTCTAGTTCGTCAACGCGAGATTGGATATCAGTGATTATTGTCTCCAGATTGATCATTTCCAGTTTCTTGCTTTCGATCGCTTCTTTCCGTTCGTCATCACTCATCGTTTTTGCTACGATTATTTCCTCCATTGCTGCCGGGTAGATAGCAGGAGAAAATTTGATTTCCTTGTCAATCTTCGTGAGACTATTGACGAGTTGTGTAAAATGTGGATCGAAGATATGTGGAGCTTCTGGAGCTTTTGCAAAATAAGCAGAGAACCTTTTCTTGGCTGGTTCCTTTGCGAGTGCCTCGAAAAGAACTATACCGTCAGCGTATTTGCGCTGACGGTCGCCTAACCATTGAGTCAATTGTTCTTGTCTGGTCATAATTATTCACTTGGAGATGGTGCGGGTTTTAATCCTGCTATGACTTCCATGTCAATTGGTGTTTGTAGGAAGATGGCTGAATAATTGGAGTCTACGGTAGCTGTGTAAGTGGTACCACGACGATCGGCTCTTGCTTTACCTCCGTTGAAAGATGGTGCGGTGGTTGCATACAAGCCGGGTTGCCCCAGGATCATTTGTTTGCCATCTGCATCTTCAAAGATATAATATCCTGGAGTGTTTTTGATTAGTGCATTGAATGCGTGCATTCCTGGAGTATTGCCAGGGAAAAAGAAACCGAGCGTACATTTATAGCTGATACCGTCGGCTTCTCCTTGCTGTTCTGCTTTATATTCAACGGTTGCTTCGGTACTGTATAGGTAAATAGGTTGTTTGTAAGTTCCTTCAGCTGGAAACGTAAATGATCCGGCTGCCGTTATTAATTCTTCGTTACTGGTTGCTTTTGATGGATCCGGTACGGTTGGCACTGTCTCAGGAGCATTAAAAGGAACAAAAAGCAACATTCCCTTATAACCTCCCATGTTGTTTTGACCAACTTCCCATTTTAATGGAGCGAATGCGGGACTGGCAGCCATCATGATTAAAGTATCTCCATTGAGATGGCACGTCTGCGAATGCAGTTCGGGGACTGTAATAACCAAAGCTACAAATAAAACGCAGAGAATCAAATAAATGTATTTTTTCATTTGTATAAAAGTTTAGAATAAATAAATAGGAGTGGCCAAACATGACCACTCTTTAGTTATTGAAGATTAAGAGTAGGTTCCGGTTGCGGTTACCACTTCTCCCGCTACTACTGTTAATTGTTTGTTAGCCGGTTTGTTTTTACCGTCCACAGCATTGAATTCAATAGTATAATTGCCAGGAGCCAGTCCCAAAATACATTGTCCATTAGTGCGGCTGGCTGCTTTCCCTTGAATGCTCCAAGTGCCGTTGTCGGCTCCGGTAATATCCACTTGAATAGCTCCGGTTTTACAATAATCACCGGCCAAATCAAGTGATTCATTCTTTTGCTCATTACAGCGGAAGGCCTTTTCATGCCAGTCACGAATACGAGTGTCATATCCGGTTTGTAACCAGAATTGCCATTCGTTCGGATCTTCGTAGATATCGCGGATTTGGCAGAATTTGGTTGCTGCCTGTGTGTTGAATGCGACGTCCATATTTCCTTTCTTTTGTAATACCAGACGTGAACCTTGTCCAAGTGCTTCATGAGATACGATTTCCAATGCTGGACACATTGCATCTTCACGGAGCAATTCAATCATGCGTTGCATGGATGGATATTCCTGCATACGTAGTTTGTTGCGCAAAGCTGCACGTGCTGCTTTCAATACTGTTTCCGCACATTGTAATTGAGGAATACCTGACTTGGATGAACGCAGGTATGTATTTGCTCCTCCAATCCATTCAACTAGATTTTCGTATGCTGCATAGTCTGTGTCAGATGTCGGGGTAACAAAAAGACCTGATTGGGCGAAGTTGCCGCGAGCTGCGTTAACATCACCACCGGTAATCAGCATATCGATCTTAGTGAAGAGACCGTCAAATGCTCCGGACGGTGAGGAAGAGTCTTCGTCACGTTCGGCATGATAGAGTACATATACGACATCTTCAATGTGTGATTTTACTAACGTGAAAGCAACACGCGTTTCCAGTGGATGTTTTTTGTTAATGTTGCTAACCGGTTCGCCTCCTACAATCAGTAGTTCACCGTCATCATACTTTTGAGAGTTTTCCTTAGTGATGCAGACTACATCTTTGGGTTCGATAACTGAAGGTTCATAGCCAAGCAGTTTGTCAGTAAGGCGGAAATCCTTTCCAATTTTGTAAGACTGGGTACCACCGGCACGACGACGTTCATTGATCAATGCGTGTTTGCCTTGCAGATCCATGACATTTAGTCCCAGTATAGCTGCTACTTCTTGTAAAGTTGCGAAAGGAAGAGCACGAAGACCCTTGTCATAAGTGACAAGAGCTTGGTTTAATTTAGATACGTCTATTAATTTGGGAGTAGACATGATTTTTAATAGTTAAGGGTGTGGTTACTAAAATTAAAGGAGACCGTCTTGCTTCAGACGTTCGGTGATGGCCTGATAATCTCCGGGATTTTTTTCGCAGAAGGTGGATAAATCATCCTTAGTCTCACTTGCTCCTGGTTCTGATTGCGGAGAGAGTCCGTTAGATCCGGGTGCAGGAACTTGCTTCAGGTTGTTTACCTGTTCTTTAAGTTGGGTGATTTCATCATCCTTCTGGGTACTTTCATTTTTGAGTTGCAAAATCTCCTGATCTTTGCTTTCTATGCTTGATTTCAGGGTTTTGATTTCTGTGACAGAAGATGCAAACTTTTCATCTACGTCTTTCTTTGCCTCTACCAGTGAAGTGTGTTCACTCTTCAAACGATTGAATTCACCATGTAATGAATCCAATCTTTCTGCTGATAACTCGGTATTTTCTGCATCTTCCTTATTGATTTTGAGAAAAGAGAGAAAAGCCGGCCATGTTGCTTTGAGATTCATTTTATTTTTAGATGTATGATTGGATAATTCTGGCACGATATGCGTGTCCATACCCGCTGCCAGGAGAACGGATGTGGAACGGTCATAAAGACGAACGGCATTGGAGTTGGCGGGAATATCTACAATCGATGCTTCTCTCAACTCGCATTCAGTGACAGTTTCTCTGGTTTGACCAGGTAACAGAACATCTTTGTTTGCTGATGTAGCTATGATTTTAATACCCACACTTGCGGCATTGAAAGTCCCTGCTTCGTATTTTGCGGCAATTTCTTTTGATAAATCATCAACTTTGTCAAAAATAGGAATGGCAGAAAGTTCGTCACCGTTAAGTTGTATATCCTCCCAATGGCCGATAGCTTTGTAGTCCCCCCAATAGGGTGAACCTTCATCGCGGAAATGCATATATAGCATGATAGGGTTCTTCTTAAATGCTTCGATTGACATTCCGGAAGTAAGAACCCGATAGCCGTAGCAGTTGAGTGATGAATCAGAAAGAATAATACGTTTTTGGCTCATTGCACTTATTTTGGTGCAATGATACATTTATTGAGAAGCCTATGGAAGGACGGATTACAGGCTGTAATACTGTAAAAGAGGATATTGTGAAGTCCCTGATAATTTGAGTTCATACCCTGTAAAATCAGTGACTTTTTTGCCGATAACCTTGGTTAGTTCTCCGAATAGTAAATATGTGCCGGTTCCGTATATATATTTGTCTCCGGCAGGATCCTGACAACGCAAAATGCACCCTTCTGTTATTCTGTTACGTAAATCATTTGCTGCTTCAGGAGCAAACAATGTTTGGGGAAGTTTAATTGCTGCTGAATGTTTATATGTAATTCCTGCCGCTGATTCGTTCGAGATAACAGTAGGAGATTCAATGATACCCACTGTAGGGAGACGATGCCAGTCATGTCCCTTTATAATTTGGATACATGCTGTATTCTGATGAACAGCAAATAGGGATATTTCATTTTTGTATAGGATATCAGCGAATAATATGCCTCCCATATTGTTGATTTCTCTCATAATTTATTGATTTTCAATTAGTACACATTTTTAGAACACTTTTCGAACAAAAAAGGGACATTTAACTACACTTGCTAGGTTATTTTTTTAGGCGATTATAGCCCCTTTTTTTCTCTTTCCGACGAATATCAGCTCTCCATCGGTAGTAGTTCTTCTTGAACGCATCTTCCGTGATGGAGTCAATCCCATACATTGTCATGAAATTATGTATTCCATTAATGTATGTAATTCCGTAGCTGTGTTTCTGCTCGTCCAGGAAATCATGTACTTCTGCCCACAACATCCGGTCGATTTTTCTAACAAGAATAACTTGTGAGCGTTTTCCTAAATAGTTGTAGGTCTTGGGATTTTTGCCTGTACTGCGTTCTGGAAGATAAATCTCAAGATTACCCTGATCAATAGGCGGTATATTGATTGGGCGGCGTTCAAGCAGATCATAGATTATGTGATAGATATCAGTCTTGTCTGGGAAATGAATCGGAGAGTCCTGCATATTACAGAACTTTCCGATCAGATACTCCTTAAGATGTGGGGGAACTTCAATCTTAGTAGTAATCATATAAATCATAGTGGTTTAGGTGTGGAGCTAATATACAAAAAAGAACTGAATAATACTTCTTTGGCAATAAAAAATGTGTTTAATTCAAATACCCCTTTGTGAATGCGTACTATTTTTTTGTGCAATAGTACATTACTTCCTTAAATATTCATATTATCCATTGAATATCAACTTGTTATTTCCGTACAAAATGCTGTACTTTTCAGTACGAAATTATAATGCTCCGTACAAAATAAGATTTTGTGCACTTTTGTACGGATTGTACGGTTTCGTACAAAAATCGTACATCGTATAAATATTTGATTATTAATGTAATAAATAACGAAAATACAGGGCTTGCACGAAAGTACAAAATTTTCTACTATTTTTAGATAGGGTATTTTTAAGAAAGAAATAAAAAATAAAAATAATATATATATG